GTACCTCCCTCCGCTGATGGTCTTTCGACCAACATCAGTGAGCAGAGACTCCCGTTAACCCTTCTTGACCCGGCGATGAATTACAACGCCGTGGTATTCATCAAGAGGGGCCCACCCTACGCCAGTTGTATGGCGTTCTCCGGCCACCCACCCTGAGCTCCAACGGAGCTCGGGCAACGGTTTTTCAATGAACCATTGCAGCAAGTGGCCTGAAGCACTGGACGTCTTGAAATCCCTCTTCAGACGAGGAAGGATTCTCCGATACTCGAATCTGTGAAGAGTCGAGTTATAACGGATTTGTCGCTTCGTTGAACCGATAGCAACAAACGAGTAACGTCCAACACCGTCGCTACCATAAGGAAGGTCGGGTATCAGAAATTGATACCGGGCCAACTGGTCATCCAACCAATAGGCTGTATGCCAGAAACCCGCACCATAGAAGTTATTTCTAACAGCTATGAGCGATCCAACCTGTGATAGCTTCGTACACGGAGAAGGGTCGAGCATCTTGGGCGGGGTGACTACGTCACCTCTAAACCCGTCGACACCGCAGCTCTCTCGGAACCCACCGGGTCCCGAAAAGGACTTATCGTTGTTCACTTTAAGTCCGAGGGCTTCGAGCACCTTCTTCAACATACCTATACTTTCGACGGGGGCGATAATATCGTCCCCGAAGACTCGTATCTGGTTGTACAGGGATTCTATGTCACGTTCACGAACCTTTACCCTGTTCGGGTACTGGGTGAACAGACGTTGGGCTATTACAACACCCACCGCCATAATGGCATAGCATATCGACTGAACCGGAAAGGTCACAGCCGAACCCATAGGGGCAAACTTCTTCAGCTTTATGTTAAAGCGTCGGTTTTTGCCTTTGTAGGTCAACCACCTAGTTCTGCAGGCATGTAGGCGCTCCAAGATCGTAATGTTCGATCGAAAGATGCGCTCTACTACCCAGCATGATAGGCGGTCTGATGCCGATGAGAGATCGATAGTACCCGCTTCTCCTGAATAGGAGGCGTGGAGTGCCATCTTTCCGCTCAAATCCTGATCTCGGAACGAGATCATAGAGCCTAAATCCACCTCTGTGAAGAGGCGGAGCTCAAGCTGCTCTTTGACGAGCTGCTGGATCCACTGATGCGCTATTGGTTCTGCGGCGATTAACCGCGGACCCTTTTGCGTTTTAGGGACGGCAATCAGTCTAGAACCCGGCTCATGAGAGCTGAGTTCAGGATGATCTTCAGCCGTTATGCCAACCCCTAATGCGGGGTCAGCATAATAGTCTGATGGGAAAATCCCTGCCAGTTTCCTGGGCCAGTGCTGGAACAGGTACTTATCAAGGTACTTGCTCCCTTCACTGACTGCACCAGGTCCATGCTTCGGCAGTTCGGGTTCCCTCTCTTGATGGAGGTTACCGAACTGAGGCCCGATTATATCAGCAACCTGCTGAATACAGTCGAGCACGCGAGCCATCTCATTTAGTTCTGAGATGTCAGCGTAGGACTCCACTTGATCTGCCCACAGCCCTTCCATATCCATTTGATTGGATTCTGGGGGGCAGTAAGCGCTAACCGGCCTGGGTCCAACGGACTTTGGTCGGATCGCGTCGCTAAGCACGAGGTGTCGCAACCTTGCAACATCCCAGCTAGAGCGAGGATCAAGTAGCACATCCTCGTCCCACGGTAACGTGGGACTCGGAATAGTTCTCTCCACTTCAAGGAAAGCGCTAAGCTCAAATTGAAGGCTCCCTTCTGAGAATGGTAGGCGGAGTTTCTTCGCCCCCATCGCCAGGGTCCTGAAGGCAAGTATTGCCCCAGGATTGGGAGATTGCCGAAGCACTCCCTCACGATCAAAAGCTTGTAGATACAGATCCCTCAGAAATGAGGGAACCTGCATCCCCGTCTTTGATCTAACTCGACCGAGATAGATTTTAGACGGAGTGTACTGGCCTTGATCCAAGCACCGATCAAAGTGCTTGCCGAGGGCTGGAAGATCAAGGGTAAGAATTCTCAAACCCTTCGTCTCCAGTTCATGAACGAGGCGCGAGTTGTCTCGCTCCCATTCACTACCTGACAGGTATGCCCAACGGATGTCTTTAAACATCGCGTTGATGTACCCTGTGAGGTGACTTACCAGGCTATTCTGAACAGTTCTCATTGGATTGTTCTCCTAGCGCTGGACGCCTACCTCCATTTACATGGGGTATTGTCCGTTAGGACTCCCAACCGACGATCGCGGCGACGTTTGTGGTACTGAACGAGTTCAGTCCCTTTTCAATGTCGACGACAGTCAGAGGATCGACACCACGAGGACACCGAACGACATGGTAGGACTGATTAATGACGGGATTACCGTCAACGTCCCACGTAGTCTGTTTGAGGTCGATGTTGTGTCTTTCCATCTGGCCCTTACCCGGCTTGCCTTCATAAGCATGCCGGATTGTAAGGAGCAACTCGAGACCAACTGCCTTTTTAAGGTAGACGGCCGTGAAGTTGTCATTGTTGATACGGCTCAAAGAATGAGACGTACCGCCGATGGTGATCGAGATAGGCGAAGTCAGCATTTGTCCTCACACACAAAAGTTGTAGCTGTCGGAGACTCTTAGTGGTCTCTTCTACCGGCGGAAAACCGCCAACAGTGCAGCTATTGTAACGACTCTATCGAAAGATAAAAGCGATAGAGTCGGTGTAGGAAAGTTGAATGACGTTATGACGTCACGATCGTAAGTATCTCGGCCATAACGGCCAGAACCTGCGAGGGTGCCGCCACTGTACGTCTTCGATCGTCTCTGCTGAAAGCGAGACCGACACTTGCGTATGATGCAAACATCATACGGTTCTACGATGTTATCGCCAAGAATAGCACCAAAAGTACTATTCATGTCGACAAAGTAGTCCACCAGCCAGCTGAATGGGATCATATTCCAAACAGTCTGCGGGTCAAGCTCGCCCAGGTCGAAAACCTGGGAAACTGCCAGATTGAATGCTGACAGTTTGTCAAGCCGAGAAACGACTCCCTTTTTCAGGCGCCACCGGACGGATCCGCGTGTTTCACACGCGTACTCGCCATGGACCTGAGCAGTGAGTAGTACCCCCCAGGAACTCTGGATGGTACTTGAGGCGTTGTAATATACAGCGGACTTAGTCCGCAGCCTCACGTTTCTCCTTAGACCTCCCTTTCTTTCCAAGGAGTCAAACTCCTTGATACGACGCTCAATGACCGTCGTTATCTCGTGCAGCGTCTTTACATCACGAACGAACTGGACCCACCCGAACTTGTAGTTCAGGTACATCCCGCCGATCATGTTGCTAAAAGATCTTGCAGAGAGTTTGAAGAGAGAGGTTACGTCAATCAGCTCCTTAATCGCTACAGGAACCGAGAATTCGGTCCTGAACGGGTTAGTAGCAGCAAGGAGTTCCAGCGCGAGAGTAGCATTTTCGCTATTTCGAGCCGAAGAACCCTTCGATGGACGTACAGAGTCGAACCCTCCCTCAGAGGTGGTACCCGGATTTGCAACGACGTGATTTACGAATTTCACGCCTGCACCGTTACCATTCATGAGGTAAGGGTCTCGGAAGTGCTTGGATATCACACAGCTCGAAGGCGGGAGCGAAGAATCTGCTCTTGCCTTCTTCTTGTATGAGTCCTCACACAACCATTCTTCTAGGATAGGCGTCGCTGTACTCAAGACATTACCTTTTCCCGGACCGCTATCTGAGATAACGAATCCTGGGAATCCGGAAAACGTCCGAGTACGCGTGCGCGTCGCCATGAAGAACTCCTACACCAGGGTGTTCCTCAATTTGATTGAGGTATTCCCTACGACCAGAGGATCAGAATGAGAGCCGGTCGACTCGGAGAGGCGCATTATGCGC